AATCCTGAGGAAGTATTTGAAACATATGAGACGGTAAGGTATCGCAAGTACAAACCTGTTCCCGAACTTCCTACAGAAGTCAAAGGAAAGCAAGAAGTAAAAGTTACGACTTAATATATAATATACATTTTTAGGTAAAATATGTCTTGTGATCTTAGAAAAGAAATACTCAAAGCACTTCAGTCTGACGCCGAAGGAAATATTCAAAAAGCAAAGATGAATGTAGAAGTGTATTTACATAATCCAGTTGGTATTGGTGAACATCCAGATGTACTAGGTGCTATTCAAGAACAACTTGACATTATTGCTCATGAAGAAGAACGTATTGAAACTATTGTAAAGCACTTTGCAGATCATAAACACGTATGATATACTGAGGGAGTTAAATCCCTCTTTTTTATGCTTGGAAATTTAGAACCTGATGAATCGGATAAGCAAAGTCTTGTGGAACAACTTGCCAGAGTTATTAATAAACTTGGTTGGACTGTTGATGATGAGATTGATGTAGAGATTGGTGGTACATCAGTCTCTGGTATTGATGTTGGTGAAAATTATAATAAGAAGTGGCAGTCACCTAAGGGAACGCGCAAATACAACAAAGATGCGTTCATTGTAATTAAAAACCAGTCTCGCAGAGACCTAACTAAATCAAAACCACCTTCAGTATGACCTTTATTGTATATTCAAAGGATTTTTGTCCTTATTGCACCAAAGTAGAACAAGTATTAAAACTCGCAGAACTAAAGTATGTGATATATAAACTTGACAGAGAATTCACACGCCAAGACTTTTATAATTTTTTTGGGGAAAAATCCACATTTCCTCAAGTTAAAGTTCTTACTAAAGACGATGGTGAAAAAACAATTGGTGGATGCACAGAAACTGTCAAATATCTAAGAGAACAAAAACTGGTCTGATGGAAAATAACTTTCAAGAACTTTATAGTGATGTAGAGAAGGCAATTGACTACGCTTTTGAAGGCAAATTTGTTCTTAAGTTTTACGACTATTTGAAAATTCGTAAGACAAAAAGAGATGAAGTTAATCAGTTCCTTGAGAGTTCAACAGCTGTTGAAATTAATAATCTCATAATTGACCTCAAAGATTATCTTGAAGGTGGCAACGATGATATCCACAAACAACTACGCGAAGGTTACGGACATATTCCAAAACCACAGGCAAGAAAGATCAAAAACTATTTGTGTGGCATCCTAGAAGATGCTGGGAGATATAGTGATGACAAAAGACCAGGAAGAAAAAGAAAGCAAACTAAATAAATCAAGAACCGAGATCAATCGGGGTATTGAATTATTACTTCGTAAAAGGAGGACGAAACCAGAACCACCAAAAACTTTTCAGATAAAGTTTGGTAAAATGGTCTCAGTCTTCCGTCGAGAGATTGTTTTACACCTAAACTTTTATTTGGATATTAGGAAAAAATAGTCTCTGGAGAGGAAAGATGTTAGCAGTAACACTTACCATTAGCACACTTATCTCAATAATGTTCTTTTTTGTTGGAGGTGTGGTAGGATGGTTAGCAAAAGAACATTTCTACAGTACGAACATTTCATATATGCATCCAGAGATGTTTGATGAAAATGGGAATATACTTCCCGATGAAATATTAGCAGTGAGATTTGAAAACGATTATGACTACGACGACGAAGAAGACGACAACAACAAATAGAAAAAAAGTGACATCAAAAAAAGAAGTACAACTTCCTGCTAACCCATTTATTCATGAGGTTCTCGAACTTGTATCTAAGCAACGATCAAAGGCAAAGAAAATTGAGGTTCTCAAGAAACACGAAGACCCTTCCATTAAAGCAATTTTAATTTGGAACTTTGATCCTTCTATCGTATCTGCAATTCCTGAAGGTCCCGTTCCATATAAAGAAAATGAAGTTCCAGTAGGAACAGATCATACCTCTCTTCGTAGAGAGTATAAAAATTTATACCATTTCATTAAAGGTGGTAATGATGGACTCTCTTCTTTGCGTAGAGAGACTATGTTCATTCAACTTCTTGAAGGACTTCATCCTAGTGAAGCAGAAGTTATTTGCTTAGTAAAAGATAAAAAACTTCAAACCAAATATAATATTAAAGAAGATATTGTGAAGGAATCTTTTCCCGATATTCTCTGGGGAGATCGTTCTTGATGACTAAAGATGTTAGAGTAATTAATGAAGATTGTGATCCCACTCTCTCCGAAGATAAATCTTTACCAAGTAATGCATACCTTGTTGAGTATCTACAAGATGAAACCACTAAGTTTGACATTGTAACGTGTCAAAAAAAGGTAGAAATATTTGATGAATATTATGATAAGTATAAAAAAGATCTTATCAATATCACCCAAACGGAGGGAAGAATCAATCCAAAACTTTGGGGTTATGTTAGTCCCGAAAAGAAAAAGAAAAAATGAAAGATGATGACCTGAGAGAGCAAATTAATGCTCTCATTCGCACTGAAATTCAGGATGTCATTAACGATTATGTTGATGAAACTGAAAACCAAGTATTTCGTATGGAAAATAGTGGTCTTGGGTTTGTAGAATCCAAAGATGATAAAGAACTCAAAGTGAATATTTCAAAAAAAGAAGTTGATTCTCTTATCAAGAAATATAAAAAAATAAAAAAGAGCGAAAGATCAAACCTTGGCCACATTAAAAAACTGCGAGAGTAATATGCTTTCAACTGCGTACAGACTTCGACTAGAATTTATTTGTAAGTGCATAGCAAATAAACAAGAGGTAAAACTTGATGATATGGTGTGGGCACAAAAACTTGCTAAAGCGAATACCACTGCGAATGAAATGTTGAAGAAAGCACGTCGTCAGGCAGCTCAGGACATCCAGGAAGGCAGTATGGATGATTTTATGAATAGAATGGGGTTGGGTGATCCAGACCCCTCAAACTACCGCACAGGGTTCGATAGTGCGGATGATATTAAGGACTGGTTCCAGCAAGATAAACCTGACGATTGGAGGCAACGTGACTAATGATTTCTTAGATAACTTGGGTGCTGAGCAGTATCAAAAGATGCACCAACCTAAAAACCCCAAAGAGGTTAAACTAACTCCTCAAACATATATTGATATGAACAAGGAGTTTGAAGAAGAGGGTACTGCTGTTAGAATTGAAGTTCCTACACAGGAACAAATTGATAAATGGCAAAATTGGAGAGATCCAGATATGCATGAAAGAACTGTAGAACCTGTGGATATGGTTCAGAAAATGTGGGATGCAATTGGAGGGAGACCCAATGACTGAAAATTGGAAAAAGCAAACTAACGAAGTTATTGCAAATAATCTCGTTGATAGTATTGGAACACTATTAAATGCTAAAAGTATTCGATACTTTAGTTGTTCCGATTTAAAGACTGAACACAAAAAAATCGAAATCATTTACGATAATAAAATAAAAGAAAAATGACAACCGCAGTAATCTACAGTAACGGAAGTCAAGAGTGTGAGCGGTTGAGTATGCTCCTCAAATCTATTGGGGGAGAGTATCTAGAATATAGACTCAATAAACACTTTACTCAGAGATCTTTTGAACAAGAGTTTGGTAGCGAGGCAGAGTATCCACAGGTTGCTATTGGTTCAAAGCATATCGGTAGCCTAAAAGAGACACTTCAATACATGAACGATAATGGAATGTTTTTGTAGTATATTATACCAAATAACTTGACTACATAGTATATGAGGTCTATAATGGACCTACGTTCATCCCGCTCTCGGGTGGGACGCAAGTAAGTCGCGGAACGGAGCGTTCATCCCATGGCAGAATTTCTTCTGTATACATCACTCACCTGTCAACAAGCCGATGCTATTATGCTGAGGATGAAGGCAAATGAAAATCTTGATAGTATTATCAAGATTGAACTTGTGGAGACTGTAAAGGAATCTACACCAGAGTGCTATTGGGACGCAAACGACTGAAGGAACGGCACTAAACACGCCAACTACTTCAGGAGAAGACACATGAACACACTTACTATCATCAAAAAGCAAATCCAAAAAGCAGCAGCTTTGCATGACGCTCAGATCTCTCACACTGCATATCGTGGTGTTGAGTATGATACTCGTTGTGTAGAAAGTAAAGAGACTCACGGGACTTTTTGCTATCGTGGTAAAGCTTACGCTAAATAATTGTCAATACAATTAAATAGTGCTAAAATGGGAGGGTAACCTCCCATTTTTTTATGGACAAAGAGAAACTAAAACTAATAGTAAAAAATCTTGAATTACTAGTTCAGTCTCTCAAGTCTGAAGTATATTCAGATGTGAGTGAAGATTTGGAGTATGATAAAATTGCTCCACACATTGATGACTATGATGAAGTTTTTTACGATGAAGAAGATGGGTATTCAAACTAATGTATGAAGAACTAAATTGCTTTGAAGAAGCACTTAAGCATTTTGGAACTAGAGTTGAGTATACTATTGCCATGGAGATGTCAAGAAGAATCTCTCCTGAAGATGCTTATCAACTTATTAAAGATGAACTCAAAGAATTGAAAAAATGTCGTAAACAGTTTAAACGAGAGGAATGTTAATGTCTGAATCAGTAAAACTTATTTCTGTTACTCCTGATGCAGAGAAGCACATGGCATATTGTGCGAGAGTAAGTAACCCAAATAACCAAGATAATGACAAGTTTGACGGACTGTTGAAGTATTGTATCAAGAATCAGCACTGGTCTATTTTTGAGCAAGCATTCATGACCTTGGAAATCAATACTACTAGGGGTATCGCAGCCCAAGTGCTTCGTCACCGTTCTTTTACATATCAAGAATTTTCGCAACGCTATGCTGATTCATCCTTGTTAGGTTTTGACAAAATTCCTTTGCCTGCCTTGCGTCGTCAAGACACTAAAAATCGACAGAACTCTATCGATGACCTAGACCCATTTGAAGTTCAGAACATTGAACGCCAAATGCAAACTTTGTTTGATTCTTCCATGGCATTATAT